CGTCATTGGACGTAGAACGCTTGTTCTTATCTCAGTAGTCAGTTGCCTATTCCCCCTCGGTGAAACGAGGCTAAACACAAGCGGGTTGCGTTTGTGTCGGAATGGCAAACATCCTTCTTAGGAAGGTTGATGACCTCGCAGGTGGAGGAGGTCTAGGTGAACCCGAAGTTGTACAAAACAACAGACAGTTTATCAAAGACAATTCAAAGGTTTTCGCTTTTCCTTACCAAAAGCCTAACTCCGCTGGAGTACAAATGCTTCGTAGCGTCTATCCAAATATGGCCTTTAAAAATGAGCCAGAATGGTCAGACCACCCGGTTTTAAACTTTTTGACACATCAAATGGTTAAAAACTGCTATAGAGGCGCAAAAACAGTTCAAAAGGTTCTCTTGATAGGAGCAACCCCTAAAGAAATTGTAGAACTGAAGACTGGGAGTTATGGTTTGAATAAAGATTTTCACGCCATTATGGGGAAGAAAGATTCAAGAGATTGGGCTCGTTATGAAATGACGGCTTCATCTCTTAAGAGTGTGTCGGATGACCTCTATAAAGAATTTGCTAATTTCCTGAGGAATCCAGGTATCAAAACCACCCATTTTTCAACTCCTGATACTTATAAAGCTGTTGATTTCACTGCCGAAGTGGCTTTTGCTTTTAACAGTCTTTACGACATCAAAAGGCGCCAAGTCCTACAATACTTGAGACATTTCCGTTGCACTTTTTTGCAGGCAGTTATGATATGGTCGCCGGAGATGGTCTGTACCGATTCCAATGTTTCGTTTACAGATGACGGTTTGGGAGTCAAATTTGAATGCATTGGTAATGACGTTTCAATGACTTTCCCAAACACCCAAGCTATTGGATATTTGCATACGCGAAGGCAGTTGCGGAAATGGCATTCAGAGGTCCACTATCGAAGCTCAAAATTCGCTGATGAAATGTTGATTATAGAACCTAAGTATAATTGGGGACGTTTGGTAACCTTAAATATAGTCAGAACTCCAAACGCAGGCTTAATAGCAGCTTTCACCAAATTGAGAATGGATCCTGCTTTGATCCTTTGCATAGATTTCGTTGAATATTTCAAGTATCGAACCGTCACCTACCGTTTTTTACGAAGGGATAAACTTGAGATTATAGTTAAACACATGATGAAATCTACAGTCGATTCTTTTAGGGCAGACAATGGGATGCAATTTTTTGAGGCCATAACACATCAGGTGGTGGTAGCTAACATGGAACTTGTCACGCAATATGACATTTCAATTGAAGATTTCACCTTCGGAGCTTGTTGGGTTTTCTTCATGGCTGCTTTGGCGAGAAGTAAAGTTTTTCAAGCCAATTCGTTGGCAGTGCATTATGCGAGAAACCTCTCCGGTTTATTCCCAATGTTTCATTGGATTCAGACGAGATGGGAATGGTTTAAAATGAAGTTGTTCAGACTTAAAAGTAGAGATATGATGAAGTTTCTGTCAGACACTTCTGCCGCGTCAACTATAGTCAGACTGAGATTGAGTCCTTCTTGCAAGAAAGCCTTCGTAGTTCTACCCCATTCAGTGGATGATTCCTACTTGAAGCATTTGGTCACCAAGCGAATAGAATTCCTTGATGGTTTGACAGGCCCAGAGTTTAATGTTTTGGAGGGTTCGTTGCCAAATACTCTCTCTAGAGGGTACAACAAAGCACAGTGGTTGTTTGATACATGGGATCTACCTTTTCTGGATGATCCTATTTTCCCTTATAGATTGCTAGATATGGGGAGTAACCCTGCAGGGTCCCTAGGATATAAAAACTAAGCCGTGGAATGAAGTGGTCAGGTATGATTATTACACCGGTACTCAACCTCTGGCGTCTCGTGACCCTTCAATTACTTATCACACTAGAGTTATTAACGCCAAATGGGGTTTAAGCTTGAAAGATACGGACGTCACTTCCATGCTAATAGCTGAAAGGATCGATTTCCTGTATGCCGATCTTGCTGAAGGTCCTTTTAGTGATGAAAGTGTTGACTCCAAACTGTCCCATGACGTTTCCAGAGCGGTATGTTTCGCAGACACAATTAGAGCGGGAATCATCAAGTTCAACAAACCAGATCAATACTTAATTCAAGCACTAATACTTTTGAGGGATTGTTTCTACAACGTTGAATTGGTTCATTGTTTGTACTCAAAAGGCACCTCAATGGAACTCTATATTAGATTTGACACTCGTTTCGCTTATGGGGTCTGTAAAGATGTTTTCACCGATGAGAGGATTAGGGCAACTACTATAGAAGTTGCAGATATGATCAATGCATATGGAGTTACTGCTGAGGATTTCATTAAAGCTTTTAGGAGCTATCCACCTACTATTTTCGCACCGGTTCCGCCACCAGAGGATGATCCTGATGATGAGCCACCAGAAGAACCGGAGCCTCCTGTGGTAGATTCACCACCGCCTTTTGTGCCGTTCAAACTCCCGGATGAAGTCTTGAAAGACCCAGGTTATAAGCCTGATGAAGGTTTCTACGTTGACGAGGAGGGTTTTTTGCATAAGAAGCCTGACGCCGTTGTAGTGGACGTTACAGTTGACAAATCAAAGTATGCACTCCCGGAGGAAGATTCAGTTGATTTAGTCTCTGACGATGACGAAGAAACTGAAGAATTGCCACAAGAAAAGTTGGATCCGGTTGTCAAGGTTGGTGAGGAAACTGTTTTAACTCCCATTGTCACCACCCACACCACTGTTGTGCAACAGAAGAGGAAATTGAAGGTTAAAAGGAGTGGTTGGAAAGGGCTCAAACTGCAAGTTTCCATTGAGAAACCAGAGCCGGTTGTTACATCTGAGGATATTGTCACTTATGAGTCATCAAAGAAGGCTCTTTACAAAAAGTATTCGGAAATTATTCAGGAGAAAGAAGAAAGTAGGACCTTTGATCCACTCAAACCAAAAGTTAGGAAACTGATGTTTGAGAAGCTCAAAACTGGAGTCAGGAAAATTATAGCTGATCTTAAATCTTCAACCCCCGAGGAGAAGGTTGCTTTGCCAGAGATTGAAAAAGAATCCAGCGAGAGGATGACCGAGTTAGTTACTAAGTACGGTAAGCACGGCAAGATTGATTCCGAAGTTAAAGCCAAAGCTATACATGTCACCCCAACGAAAGAATATAAGAGGGATTTTGCGGCTGATTTTAACAAGACCGGGCCATGGAATGTCTCGGAACAAGTGGTCAAAACCAATATCAGACACCTTCTAGATTCTTGGGAGGCTCAAGCTGGCGATTTTATGACTCCCGTCAAGTTGGCCAATATCATAGATAAAGCTCGTGAATTCGTTGAGAAGCGGTTTGAAGCTTTAGACTTTTCAGCACCAAGGAAAGCCCAGCTTTGTGTTGCAGATGGAGTCGCCGGTTGTGGAAAGACTATTGCAGCTCTCCTTCATGTCTTAGATAAGCAACTCAAACATGTTCTTTTTGTGTCTTCTTCTTTAGCTTTGAGGCATGAGACTGCTGAAAACGCTAAAGAGATGGGTATCCCGATTCGCGATTGTCACTTCAAGACGATACACAAGGTTTTCACTGATAACAATTATGAAGGGTATATGTTCAATAATATTGAAACCGTCATTATAGATGAGTACGCTACACATCATGTTGGCTATTTGTTCCTGATGATGGCTCTCTTGCCCAACGCCAAATTCATATTCATTGGAGATATGGAGCAATCTTTGTTCCATGACAAGACAGTGGAAGATTGCGCACAGTTCCAAGTTAAGACGTACGAGAAACAGTTCGCCTTGGTTCAGAGAGAGTACCGAACTAAGAGGTTTGGTCCCGAAATCATTGAATTATTGAAGAAGTTTCAACCTCATTATAAGTGTGAATTACATCCAGACAATGTCAGACACACCAAGGTGACGATCGTCCCAGTTGAAAAGTGGGATGACAGAACTTCGGCCCCGATAACTTTTAGTAGTGCAACGGAAGCGATGCTTATGTCTACAAAGAGAGCAGATTTTGCACTTACTGTTAAGGCAGCGCAAGGTGTGTCGAGAGAAAAGGTGACTCTATATCTAGGTGATTCAGATTGGAACGCAATGAATTCAACCACAATACATGGCTTGACGATAGTGTCCTTGACTAGGGCGACAAAGGAGTTGGTTATTGTAGATGCCACTTCGGATAGACAGGTTGAACGATGGTTCAATGCTCAAAAGGTTATAGATTTAAACGATCTCAACAACAATGTCAAATTTGTTGAGACACCCAGTGTCGTGAAAGAGCAACCTATATATATTCCGGTGGTCCCCAAAACTACTCTGGATGGAGCGGTGTTCGACAAAAACATTGCAGCCTTGGCCACAGGTCTTTCTTTGGGTGACATTAATCAGACAACTGAATCCGCATACACTTCTGTAACAGGTGAACATCCACCAGGTAGAGTCAAGCTTGTCCCTTTCATTGATCATAAGAAAACGAGAGTTGCAAAATCATTGGTGGGTCAGAGGAAGGGCAACGATCATAGGAGCGCTGATAAACTGCAGAGCCACAGAACGGCTGTTGCTAGAACCCAGACCCCTCCGGGCAAACCGAATGATGTGCCCAGACAAGTGCAAAATGAAGTATTTAGAGCTTTCGTGAAGCATTGTATCAAACCAGAAGCCAACATCCCTGACCTTATAGCCGCTACTCAGATTAAAGTCAAAGACATACTAGATAAGTATGAAAAGCTTAAAGGTAAGTTAGATGGAGTTGAGACTTTCACATCACTGAAAGCAGTAGCCAGAACCTTTCTTAAACAGCAAATGAAGATTAAAGCTGATGATGCCATAGATAAAGGGAAACCAGGTCAAGAGATCATTTCTTGGGATACGAGTCTTTCTTTGGCCTTTCAAGGAGTGGCTAATGAAATTAAAGTACTTTTGAAGGCTATGCTCAAAGATGAATTCATGATTACCGACGGTCTTTCAGACGCACAGATTGCTGAGACTTTGGAGAAGTTTGCTAAGAGCGCCCCAGTCGGCTCCCAATTCTTTGAGAGTGATATTACTTTCTATGATAATAATCAAAATCAGGGTACTTTGGCCGTGGAAGCAATGGTCTATAACTTTCTTTTTGGTGATTGGATGGGAGAATTTATGTATTATTTGTGTCGAAAATCAATGAAGTATTTCGGTCCCACCTACAACAGAACTGTTACAGGTAATAGAGCTAGTGGGGAACCATTTACCTATATTGGGAATACGATTTTGTCAATGATCATGACTGTAAGTTCTGTAGATATGAACAAAGTGCATTTTGGTATGTTCTGTGGAGATGATGTTCTATTGATCGTCACCAACTTCAAGATAGCACGTGATTACGACCAGAGATGTGTGATGTCTATGTTAGGAGTTCAAGCCAAGATTATGATAGGAGATATCGGCACATTTTGTGGTCACATTTGCGACATGAATGGAACCTACGTTATTGCACCAAGAGTTGTCGGACTCAAACTTCTGACTAAAGACTTCGCCAATAAATTGGACGTTGTCCCAGCCTTCCAGATAGCTATTAAGGATATGACAAGAGAATGGAAGAAGGAGCCAATGCGTGTAGCCAGCATGCAAGCTTATTTACTAGGTGATGGAACAACACCGGAGGCTGTATTTGCCGGAATGCAGTCTATTGTAGCAGCCACTACTCTCGATCCTGAGAAGTTGGTGGCGGCGCTACAAAATTACTTTGTTCTAAATTTATAAACTGTTAACTGTGTGTGGTTTTTCACTGTGATAATAGACAGAAACTTACTTGCTATTTAACGAAACACAAGAACGGACCCTTTTACTAAACAAACGAAAAGCGAACCATGGATCCAGACGAAACAATCAGCTACGATCAAGAGTTCTTCAACTCAATCCCGCTTGTCATCAGATCAGACCCAGATGCCTTTGGAAAGAGACTTGGAAACTTACTCAGACACTTCGGTTATAGCTTTGAGGACTCTATTGACTTCTATTCAACACCTTACGCAACCTCGCGAAATGGCGGAATGTTTGCAGAGACTCGATCTTTTGTCGAGCTTCCGGGGAATGCTAGATTCTCTGTTCATGGATGTATTAACTTATGGGAAGTTAAAGTCCTTTCCTACTACTTGCTCTCCAGAATCTTCTTTGAGTCGCCTAAAGAGTTCCTTAAAGACATTTCAGGCTTTGCCAAACTCGAACTCCCTGCAGCTGCAGGAAAGCTTAGAAGCCATATGTGCGGTCTTACAATGGTTGATCTCAGAACTGGTAGAGGTGGCCCTGCTTGGTTAGCTAAATGTGCCAAAGAAGACAAAGAGACCGCGGTCAATCAAAAGATCGTGCAACCGGTGGAGGCCACTATGCTAGAGGAAAACTTCAAATTGACGGAATTAGCTGAAGCCTTGGACGATGTCCCTGAACTCGAGGATGGAGAAGAAGAAGATGAGAAGGTGCTGCCGGATTCTGATGTTGATACAAGGATGGTTTGGTGCTTGGCTCAGGTTTTCAAAAGCCATGAATCTTTGATGATAGTTGCAAAAAGGTTGGAAACAGTTGAAGCTGAACGGGATTTGGCTATTAAAGAATTGGAGCTAATGAGAACCAAACTGAAACTTCATGAAGAGAAGCAAACCGTCCTCGAAGATAAAGTTGCGGAGCTTAAGGATAAAGTTGACGGCATTCACACTCACGTTAGACCTATTGTTGGGATAATAGATCAAGCTTTGAATGTTGTAGTCGGAGACGGTTTTAGAGCAATCCTTCAATCAATACGCAATAGGATAATGCATGCATTGAATGGCAACAATAAAGTCCGTTTCGGAAAGAAGCCTGGACAGAAGAAAGTTAAGAAAGAGGTTAAGAAGGCTGTCAAACAAGAAGTCAAGAAAGAGATTGTTCCAGCTGTAAGAGCTGTTGTTAGACCTAGCGCAGTGCACCCTTTTAAAACTACTGTTAGCGGACCTTCTAAAGCAAAAGCAGCGTCAAAGAAATTTATGTCTGTTTCAAAACAGTTGGCTGCTTATACCTCGAAAGGGAAGACTATCCATAAATACAAGACTGCGTCAACTGCAGAAGAGATTACCAAAGCGATAACTCTACCCGGCATTTCAAAACCTTTTAGATTCGCCGGAGGCTACAAGACCACAAAGTCTGCTATAGCTGATCCTTTTTATCGCATTGATGCACCGTGGACTGGAACCACTGCTTTTCCGAGTGGTAGAACTTTGGCTGCGAGTGACATGCCATTCTTTGCTTTTAGAAACCCTTTTAGAGCTATGGTGTTCTATGATCCTAATTCTGCTTTGCAACAGAGGACGGCCAATTACATGTTTGCTCAGCCTAATATTGCTATTGGAAAGATTAATTGCGGCCCTGCACAAAACACACTTAATGGAGTGGTGATTAATAGCAATCAAAGCTATTATATTGGCACACCGTATACTGTTGAAACTTCAACTTATCAACCTCATGGACCTAATCTGTTTGCTGCATCGATTACGGGTAATCCTGGTGACAATGGCAGATATCTATGGTATGATGCCACTTGCCAGGTTTCCTTAGAGATAGTGTGCGTCAATGCTTCAGGTGTCGGGGGTAACTTGTTTGTTAATCAATGGTCCACTTCTGGTGTGACAGTTGGAGTGTTCGGAACATCAGTCACTATGACAACAGCTGGCGTGTATTATGCTTTCACTTTCAACATCACTGTTTCGGGGTATTATTGTTTAGCTTTTACTACGGCCACTTCCGGCACATTCAACTTTAGAAACAATTCAGGTAGCCAGGGAATACAGGGTTCCACTGCTGAACAATGGTGTCACAGGAGTATTAAGAACTTGACAACTAATCTGCCCTCAACGGATGGGATAAGAGTGAATGCCTTTGCAGTTCTGTACACTAACACTGCTGCACCAGATTATCGATCAGGTAAATGGGCTGCGTTCCAGTCACCACCGACAACCATGTGGATGGATTGGGTTGGTGGTGGCATTACAGGGGTTGCATCTACTGAAGACTCCGTTGAAGCAGACATCTCTCATGGTTTCTATGGTTTTGCGAAACCATCCGAGCCCGCAGATTTCAATACGGTCAAACAATATGACATCAGTTCAGGTCAGATCTCAGATTGTTATTACACTTTAACCGAGACCAAACAATATTTGGTCTTTTGGGCGAAGGTTGATGCTCCAGCTTCAACAGCTGGAACTCCAAACCCTCAATCTGGGGTTTTCCACATAGTCCATGCCATCGAATATGGCACTGAGGATGTATGGAGGCAAGTTCAAGGGCCTTCAATCAAGAGGCAGGTATGGGAGAAGGGCCTCGACGCAGTTAGAGATGTACCACAGTTCCACCAAAATGAAACTCATATTATGAGCATTTTAAAGAGTATTGTCGGCGGTATAGGAAAAGGAGCAGGATATGTTGCGAAGTATGCACCCATGATTGGGGATGCTTTGTCAATATTTGCTTAAGAAACTATGCTGCTATACACTAAACTCTACAACTATGGATAATTAGTTGATAAAATGAACTATAAGAATTTCAGTTGGGAAGGAGCGAAAGAATTTATCGACCTTGCTGATAGAACCGATGTCTCTTATCGTAGGAATAGGAATTTACTTTTTGCATCTTTTAGAGAAGCAATTGATGAGGATGGCACAGTCGCTATACCTTCTGTTCTGTTCAGAAGTATAAAGTCAGGCCTCTGCTGCAAGCAGGAGAGATTTGACAACGACAGGGAGCTTAATCTTCTAACGGCTATAGAAGATTTCACTGCCATCTTTGAGGAGGTTGAGATTCCAAGACTCGTTGAAAGTCAAGCTTCTCACCAAAGCCCGCGTAGAAGTCCCTTTCCTAGGAGACCTCAAAAGGAGCCAGTAGCTCGTTCCCCTTCGCCTGAAGAGAAGGGGTTGAACCCAAAAGTTTAGTTTTATTTTATTTTCTTCACTTTCATATTTGGAATGTTTCGTGCATAGCATGTTTTCTGTTTTCACAGTTTTAC